TTCCATGTAGTCAGACATTTATGCAACCTCCTGCATCTGGGCAGACGCGACCAGGGCGATACGCTCGCCAATCCAGCGCATCACGGGCACGGCCATAGAGTTTCCCAGCGCCTTGTAGCGAGGGCCGTCTGCGGCTTCCTTGTTTCGGTATGGGACGAGGGTGTAGCCGTCAGGGAATCCCTGTAGCCGCTCACATTCGGTCGGGGTCAGGCGGCGAACGGCGGAGGTGCTGGCGACCACGTTTGGCCCAAGCGCCGTATCGCTACTGTCCACCTGCTTGCCGTAGTTGCTTGTTATGGTCTGAGCCAGTTCGCGGCACGCCACAATTGGTTGCCCGCGCCCAGTGCCGTCCTCGCTCGCGTCGAAGCCTTCGGCCTTCAGCGTGTGGGCGATGTCGCCTGTGACGCAGACGGCAACCTGCCCGCCTGCATTGGCGTGACTGCCGCTGTGACCCATGGCGCGCAGGGTCGGAGCTAGCGCCCCAGCATCCGCACCGTGATCCTTGCAGCTGAAGGCGAGCAGCGCATTTTCCATGCCGTTATTGCGGCCCAGGGTGTGCGCTTGATCTAGGCGCACATCTGGGTCTTGCGTGCCGTGAACGACGAGCATTCCGGACTCAACGTCTTGCTGAGTTGCAGAACCCGCAGCCTTGCCGTTTGCGTTCAGAGTGCCGGTTACTGGCTGCAGGTGTCCTGCCCGGGCGTGGTCGACATCGCTGCCGCCCTGAGTGCTTCGCAGAGTGCCGGCGGCAAGGTCTTGCCCCTCGCCTCGGCGCGGCGGAGTATCCCGGCGCACGCCTTCGCGCTCAAAAAGTACCGATGCGGGATCGAACCCTTCTCGAGCACTTGCCACAACGAACACACGGCGGCGGCGTTGGGCCAGGCCGAAATATTGGGCGTCAAGAACCCTCCACGCGATTGCTCTTTTGGGTCCATACACACAACCAGCGTCCGTCCACCGCTTCCCTGAAGGCTGCAGTTCGCAGTCCTCCCCAGCCAGCGCGCCAAGAAAGCAGCCGAAGGCGTTGCCTCGGTCGGAAAGTACGCCTGGGACGTTTTCCCAGACGGTGATTGATGGTTGCTTTCCTCTGGCAACCCGAACATGGTCAATTGCATCTGCGAGCCTCACGAATTCGATAGTCAACTTACCGCGTGCGTCCTGTAGGCCCGCGCGCATCCCTGCAACACTGAACGCTTGGCAAGGCGTGCCGCCGACGAGTACGTCAGGGGCATCTACCGCGCCGGTCAGCACCTCTGTGGCGATCTGGGTCATGTCGCCAAGGTTCGGCACTTCCGGGTAGTGGTGAGCAAGCACGGCGGCCGGAAAGGCCTCGATCTCGGCCAGCCACGACGCGCGGAATCCCAGCGGATGCCAAGCAACGGAAGCGGCTTCAATGCCAGAGCAAACTGATCCGAAGTTCATTTCCGTGCTCCTACGCCGCGTTGGGTGCTTCCGTCAGCACAGACGACGCGATGGTCATTGCCGCGGGATAGGCCTATGCCGGTCGCGGTGGTTTTTCGTATCTGGTAGCCATGGCGCTGCAGGAGCTGGATGGCGTGCTGCTGGCGGGTATTCATGCGGCAGCCCTCCGGCGTTCGGCACGCTTGGCGCGAACCTTGGCGAGCAGGTTGCGAATGCGCATACGGTTCATGGCCGTCTCCTGCTGGGGTTCCATTTGCTCGAGTCGGGATTCGAGGAGTTCGTTGATGTGCTTCATGCGGGCCTCCCGTAGCGACCAGCGAGGCTTGCGACCTTGGCTGGCTTTGCGGGGCGGTCTTCTGGCTCTTGCCAGCCGGCGGCCAGGTTGTCGAAGCGGTTGATGTCGCCACGGAACGCAGCGCGGACGGTGCCGGTTTCGATGTCCCGGCCCTTGCCGATGATGATTTCGGCGACGCCCTTGTACTCGCTGTTCTCGTTGTAAACCTCGTCGCGGTAGACGAAGAGGATTACGTCGGCGTCTTGCTCGATGGCGCCGGATTCGCGCAGGTCAGCCGGGATCGGCCGCTTGTTGGGGCGTTCTTCGCACTTGCGCGAGAGCTGGGAGAGCATCACAACCGGGATCTTCAATTCGCGAGCGAGCAGCTTGGCGCCACGGCTCATTGCGCTGACTTCCTCGGTGCGATTGCCGCTTCCGCCGTTGCCGTCCAGCAGCTGCAGGTAGTCGATGACAATCAGGTCCAGGCCACGGCGCATCTTGTGCTTGCGTGCAATCGCGCGGATGCGATTCATGGTCACGCCTGGACGATCTGCGATGCCGAGGCGAGCCCGCTTGATAGCTGCGCCGGCCGACAGCATCTCTGCGCCATGGTCAAACGCAGCGGTGCCGTTCTTGATCAGTTTTAGCGGGACCTTGCCTTCCGCAGCAGTCAGTCGGTCGATCAGCTGGCCTTTGCTCATCTCCAGACTGAAGACCAAGACCGACTTACCTTGACGGATCGCAGCACTGGCGGCGAAGCCCATGGCCAGCGTGGTTTTGCCCATGGCTGGACGGCCCGCAACGATGATCAGCTGCTCTGGCTGCAGGCCGCCGGTTGCTTCGTCCAGGTCGTCAAGGCCGGTGGACAGACCTATCAGCGTCTCACCTCGGGCGTGGCGGTCCTGGCGCTCCTGCCAGACCTCGACCTGATCGCTGAAGATATCGGCAGCCATCAGGACTTCGTCGTCGCCGACGCCGGTCTGGATAGCCATTGCCTCTGCCTGAGCTGCGGCCACCTTGTCGGCAACATCCTGATCGCTGCAGGCAATCTCGTGGATGCGCTCGCCGCAGGCCATCAGGGCACGCTCAGTGGCGCGGTCCGCGACGATACGGGCATAGGTCGCGGCGTTGGCGACGCTCGGGGTGTTCTTGTGAAGGGCGGCCGTATAGCCCAGGGCGAAATCGCCGCTCTGCAGGGTGCCGATATGCTCGGCGACGGTCATGTAATCGACGCCTTCACCCTTGCCGTGCATCTCAAGGATTGCGCGGAACACTTCTTCGTTGTCGGCGAAGTAGAAATCGCTCGGGGTTAGGCCATCGCTCAGGGTGTCGATCAGCTCGGGGCGAATCATCATCGCGCCCAGGACGCCCTGCTCGGCTTCGAGGCTGTAGGGATCATGCATGGTAGTTACCCTCTACGACCTTGACGAAGTTGGCGGAGCAGATCAGCCAGTCGAAGCTGCAGCGGAAAGGCTTGCCGTCACGGCCTTGGGTCTTGCCCATCAGGAAATCGCTGCTGCGTACCGACTCGAAGAAATCGCGCCAGAAGTCCAGGTCCTGATGAACCTCGCTGTCGTTCCAGCGGGCTTTCACAGCGGCTTGGCGACCCTTGTTGATCAGGACGACGGTTGGCAGCTCAGGAAGCGTCTCGTTGAACAGGTCAACAATCGCTTGCACTGGAACCGAAACCTTGCGGGGCGACTTGGCGACAGGTGCGCTAGCACCTTCTTGCGGTTCAATTGATGGTTCCTTTACGGTTCTGGGGGCATCTGGTGCCGGGGTGGGGGGCACGTCATGCCGGGGTGGGGCGGCATCTGGTGCCGGGGGGCACGAGGTGCCGGGGGCATAAGATGCCGGGGTAACGGTGTACCAGGTGGACCGGCCATGACGCTGATGGCTGACGATGACCTTTGTGTCTTCCAGCCAGCGAATAGCGTTGCGCACAGCGCGCTCAGACAGGCAGGTACGCTTGACGATAGTGCTGATGGCAGGCCAGCACACACCCTCGTCGTTCGCGTTGTCAGCCAGGGAGATAAGGACGGCCTTCTGCGCAGCGGACATGCCCTGCAGAGGCCAGCACTGGGTCATGATGATCGTGCTCATGCCGCACCCCCGGCGGTCACGGCGTCAACGGCCGCAACAAACTGCTCTAGGGTGATTCGAAAGAACTCACGGTTGCTTGATATGCGAGATGCCGATAGCAACTCATGCACCAGGCGCTCCGCACGCAGAGGCTCGGCTACCTGTACTGCATGAACCACCTCGAAAGGAGCTGGCGATGAAGTTGATTTTGAAAGCTCATCGGCCCGGTCTTCTGGAAGGCGGCGGGTCATACCGACCTTGAAGATGCCGGGCATGGCGGAGTTGGCAAGCATGTAGATGAAGCCGCCACGGATTTTTTGAGCCGGCACAACAACATCCGAAGGAACCAAGCTGCCGGCCGACAGATAGTCAATCAGGCAGGTAATTCCTACTTCACCCCGGCTACCGCCAATGCGATACAGAAACCCCCTGCGGAGGAGACGGGAGATCGCCCTAGCTGCGTTAGCGCGATCGATTCCAACCGCATCCGACGCCTCTTCGCCAGTCAGTCGGGCACAAGGAATTCCGCTTCCTGCCGTTCTGTTGAATACGAAAAGAAGAATCCTGATTTCTGTAGCTGAGAGGTCTGCAGGAAGGATTTCGTCTGTAAGGCGATTGCTAGCCAAGCGGAGTATTTCGCCTGGAGACATGCTGTTGTCCATCCGGGTGAACCCCCGTTGGGTGTTGCCAATCTGAATAACGTTTGTCATGATTCGTCTCGCTAGTTGTTGCTGTTGAAGAACCCGGGCCGTCATCCCGGGTTTTTTATTGCCTGCAGTTCCGGGTACTGGATGAATCCACACCCTCTCCGCTTTTATTACCTGTCCTGATATCCGCGTCTAAGATGTGAAACATGGAAAACACGGACAGGGATGTCGCAATGAATCAGGTACTAGGCAGCGTGCTTCTTGGGTCGAGCGGGAACGGGACGGATCTCGTTCGCCTCGATGCGGCCGTCTGCGTAGATGGTGATTTCGATGTTTCGGCCCGATCGGACCATCTGAGACACGGCGCTCTGCTGGATGCCAAGAGCTTCAGCGAGCACGGTTTGGGTGCCGTGTGACTCGAGATACTGGGAGAGAGAGAGCTTTTTCATGGAAGGCCTACATAGAGTCTCGTGCAGTGATAGTAGCAGCGCTATTTTTTATCAGCAAGCGGAAACCACCAGCGGTGTTTGCAGTCGTATCAGCTCTGCTACTAAGGTTCACGTCATGAACGACCGCCGCCCATTGACCGAAGAAGAACGCGCTGAGAACCTGCGCCTGAAAGCGATTTTTGACGCCAGAAAAGCAGCAGCAAAGTCCACTGGACGAAAGCTGACACAGGCCGATGTCGCTGAGGAGTGCGGGTGGAGCGGACAAAGCGCTGTGAGCCAGTTCACGACTGGCCGCATACC